ACCCAGCCGCTTTTGCCATGCGTCATTTGATCTGTTGGCAGATATTCTCTGCACAGACTGCTCCTCCTGCATTGCCTAAAATCAGCTGTCACTCATGCCGTTATCAGGCTTTTTAATGCTAGCCAGCTACCTTGCTTTATCCTTTACTGCCTTGAACCGTTACGTCACCGTTATAGCGACCAGTTTTTGAGTAACTATCAAGGGGAATTTCACTCATTCTCATAAATACAATTTGGCCTATTTTTAGGCCAGGGTATAACGGTAGATCGCAATGACGCCTTACGTTTGTAAGCTCAAGAGTTAGTTTGCTGTTACAAAAGCCTGGATCTATCCAACCAGCAAGCAAATTTTCGTATCCCTCCCTAGCCCTACTTGACTTCAATGCAAACTGAGCACAAATGTGATCAGGTATTTTTTTAAACGTTTCATGCGTCTCAGCAAGACAGAACTCTCCGGGGGTTAATCGATAAGGGTTCTTTTCAGTTCTGTTCGAGATGTCAACATGGAGCAGGTCTTTTTGCCCAGCGACTTCAATCATCAGCCCACTGCCCAGTCTCACATCAAGCGAGGCCGGGTTGATTAGATCTTCGGACCAGTCTTCCATTGCTCCGCCGTCGCAAAGCGATTTAATTTCCCAGTCGCAAAGCACAGTCATTTTCAGTAATCCCAGCGTACTCTTGGCCCGCCTTCTCTGCGCCCCAAATGTATGAAACCCCTTGATGCTGCACAGGCTGCTCCAATCTTCCAGTCAGGCCAGATCACACTTCAAAATTCAGGTCTTACAAGAATAGCCCAGCCTGTATTTGCGCCATCAGCTTCCCACCGTCGCAGCCAATTCTTGCGGCTGTAATGCACGCCACGACCGGTTGTAGCAGCGTTGCTGACGTAGCCACCATTGATCATGTCTGCTTCGCCATTCGGATCGTTATGCACGATGGCTTCTTCGGTGTAGCCAACCACGCATGTCCAATGGCCACCGCCAGCAGGCATCTGGATCAATCCTTGATGCAACCAGCCAACGCCAAGAGGGCGGCCAGCATCGATCTCGGTCTTGATTGTGGTGCTGGAGCAGTCAGTTCGGAATCGTGCGTCAAGCCCTAAAAAGCGCAACGCCTTGATGTGAGTGTGCGGGACGGTGGTGTCGCCAAACCGAGCACGAATGATGTTGTACTCATCGTCAGAATCGATCTTGCCGTGGTAACGAGCGATCATGGCGCAGGTGCTGCTGAAGCACTCGCGGTAGCCGGTGCCGGAGGCGTTGTCGAGTTGGTACTCGTAAGGCACATCGAGGATGTTTTCACCGGGCCTTAGCTTTACTGTCTCGCGTGGTTTCTCTTCTGCAGCCTGTTCACCGGCCCATAGCTGGCCCTCTGCTTTCCGCCTGCGAGTCAGACCAGCTTCAAAGCTGCTGCCCGGATTGCAATAAAGCAGCAATGCCGCCGGAACGCTCTTGTAAGTCCGCTCGCGCAGGCAGCGGCTGATCGTTTCAAAGCTTTCTTGCCCATAGAAATAGCTTCCCAGATTATATGCAAACGAGATCAGCGCCGATTGCTGATGCTCTTTCATGGCTGACCAGTAAGGAATGGACCCAGCCAGCTTTAGGACGATGCCATCAATTGTTTTTTGTAGCAGTGCATCGCCTTCTTCTTGGCTAATCCGATCGCCAGGGATCACGGGTGAACCGTCAGCCTTTGCCGTATTACCCCAACCAATCGTCCACACCCCGGCCGGACAGAGATAAGCGTCATGGTGAAATCCTTCAAACTTCTTAATAAGCTCGACCCCAGCTTGATAGTCGCGCTGCTTCCCAGACTGACTCCACACCGCAAACCACGGTCGGTCTCGACGCATGGCAACGACATAGCCGTTTTCTTTGATGTCTTCCTCCAGCATCTGTATTGCCGCCATTTGATGCGGCAATCCTTTGTAGAACCTGAAAAGCTGCTCAAGCGTGATCGGTTTACTGTTCGCCATACAGCAATTAGTTCTTAGGAAATGCTTTCATCAAAATCTCTAGTGCCAACTGGATATTTCCGTTGCTCTTAAGCCTAGACATCCCAATGAGTTCACTTGAAACCCAAAGAACGCCGCCAATGATCGCAAGCGTGTCTCCAACGCAGGGGCCTACAGACTGCGTATCCATTTCGACAAAAGCAACTGAAAGCAGTCTACTTCTTTTCAACGTTCATTGAACCAGGCTCTATTCTGGTCTTAGTCCAGTCCCCTTGGCTTCTAGGGCTGTAATGCGGTTGCCTTGTTCAGTCAGCAGTTCATAGATAGCAGATCGATCGGCTTTCATGTCCAAATGAAGCTCTTGCAACGCGCTGCCAATTTGCTCCACCGCCCCAGTGAGTTTGGCAAGCGCAATCATCGTCTCTTTCAATTCGTCGCGAGAGCGTTGAGTGTTAGCCAGTTCTCGGTTCTGCCTGCTCAAAGCCCGATCCCCAACAATCGCTAAAAACGCTGCCGCCAGCGGGGCAAAGATTTCAACCACGGCTGACGCGCTTCCTTCCTCATTACTTTAGCGGATCCGGCTTGCCGTCCACAATGGCGCACGCCCTGCGGTAAAAAAACGAATCGGTCTTCTTAGCCTTTTCAAGCACATCTTTAATCGTGACCCAATTTGAATAGGTGCGACGGTCCATCTGTTATTCGGGAATTAGTCCCCGCGTCAAGCGCGAGGCGGATAAATGTGCGTCCCGCGCACGCCCAGGGTGGCCCTAGGGTGGCCAGCTGTTGTTCACTAGGCTGAAGGCGGTGCATCAGCCGAACCTATCATTTGCCACAGCCCAATCAGCATCCCAAACCTCTTGGGCACTTCGACCGGAAATCGTTGTGTTTTCTATATACAGCCTGCAAATTCCGTTTGTATGAGCAAAGCCGAAAAAGTTGTTGTCGTTGTTAGTTCCAAGCCCCAATGCATAAAGCCATCGGCTGTTCCTTGGCCCGTCGTGAGTGGATTGGCCACAGTCAATTCCTGCAGTATCAAATCCGACAAGCGCTTGCTCGCTATTAACTACTTGATTAAGAGCGGTTTGCCTTAGCCAGCCAGCGCCTTGTTTTTTCCAAGCATAGCCAATTCGTAAAATACCATTGCGCGATTGCAGCTCTGTCGCATTGGGAGTAATAAGGGTCGAGTTGATTTCGTTGGCACTTTGCGTTGTTGTCGCGTTAATAGGAAAGCCCGGGTAGGAGCGGTGCTGAATTCCAACGTTTAGGCCGCTCTTTAGTAAAGTCACACCGGTCCTTGAGTTGCTGCCATCAATCTTGTTGCAGAAAAAGTGCCCGCTAGTCGTGCTAAGTGAATCCCATTTGACCCATAGCGAAATTGCATAGTTGGCGCTAAGGTCATCAAAAATGTAAGGTCCGTTTTCTTGCTCAATAAATCTGCCTGCGATGACATCACGATAGCTTAAAGTAGAGCTATCAAAAGGAGCTACGCCTGTTACGTCAGAAAACCCAGCAACGCCAGTCGCTGGGTCGTACGTCATCCCAGGAGTGAAAACAGCAGCATTTTGGTAAATACCATCAACACCACCGGCATCTTTGCCTGCCTGAGTAAAAGTTGCCGCATAAGTTTCAAAAGTTCCCGAATCGACTCCAGTGGCGCCTGCACCAGTTAAAGAGTACAGCGGATCACTTTTTGTGATAGCTGTTCCTTGGGACGACCAAGAGCCTCTGTTTTTAAAGTCCAGCAAAAACCTTCCGCCACCGTTGGCGCTTGCCAAGGCGTCGTCGGCTACGAGCACGGGAAGCGTTGGATCAGTGAACCCCTCGGAAACCTTGACAACTAGCGTCATTCCCAGCCTCGTGTTTTGAAGTAGTAACCCAACAATAGCGAAAGATACTCCGCCGAGCTGCCTCCGTTGAATGCGCCTGGATGAACGTCATCAATTCGACTGCAGCGGGGAATGTACCCGTTTGCCCAGTCCCACTGGCTAAAGCTATTTGCCACGTCTACGGTTCCGTCTAAATTGCGAACTGTACCAAGCGTTTCACTTTGGACGGCACTGACTGTCCCAGTAATGTCCTGAGTATTACCGATCGTTCCCGCAGGAATTGTAAAGGTATCGCCGGATGCGTAGCCACGCCCGCCTTCTCTGACCCATAGAGACGTGGCTACTCCATTGCTTGCTTCGACTCCAACTCTTAAGCCTTTTTTGTAGTAGCCCTGCTCATACCAAAGTGTCGATGGGTTGACCGTCACCGTGTCTACCGATGTCTGAGTCGTCACGCCGGATCCCCCATTAGCCGACAGGCTGACGGAGGCTACAGCGGCTGTTTCGGTTGGAGTATTGACCGGCCCGGTAGGGTGCGTTGCCAGCTCAGCATTCCACCCTTTTGCTGGATCAGCGTAAAGAGTGGGATGGTTTGTTAGCAGCCATGTTTTGTAGTCTGGCACGCCGTAAGCCGGGAGCCCAGCGAAAAAGTCAGGCGAAAAATCATAGTAAATTTCTGGAAAATTTTCCTTGTACATTGAGTGCAAAAGATCTCTTATTTGCACAAAAGTCGATCCAGTATAGGCTGGATAAATTTCAAAGCGATAGAGAAGTAGAATTTTTTTATCTACTGTGCGAGCCCTTGAGAGAATCGAGTTAATCACCTGAAGTTCTATTTCAACTCTTTTTTCTACCTGGCCTGTATGTGGGCCATTGGGCCATAGAATCCACGTTGCTTGAGCGTTGTCTTGAAGCGCAACCTCGTCCGCGCTTCCTGCTGCGTCTGCGCCAACAAATCTAATGGTCGCGGAATTCGGAACCGCGACTGCGTTGCCAGCGGTAAAGCGCTCAAAATAATACCTGGAGTTTGTTTTAATTAGAGAGCCTTTTACCCCTTGTATTTCAACATAATTTCTGACTTGGTTACTGTCGGAAAAAGTGGAAATCCAGCCCCCTGTTTCTAGTGGATTTTCACCATACGGAGACGTGTAAGCTGGATCTTCTGCAAACACTGCGCTCATAATTGGCGTCTTAGCGTCAAGTATTTCAACAGAGCCGCTTGAAGGGATTTGGCCGCCGCTAACTGTGGCTGTTAAGGGTATGGCATCCATTCTTAGCGCAACCTGCAATGAGGATTGAGTGCCTATGCTGAAATCTCGGATGGCCCTATTTGCCATTGAAACTCCAGCAGAGTTGAATCCTGCCGCAAGCCTCCCAGAACCGTGCTCAACATTTTGCAGCATACTATCAGACCATAAATGCACATCTCTGCTTGAGGTAAATGGATAAGTTTCTTGCGTTAAAGGATCGATTACTTTTCGCTCACCAGACTGCACAAACAGGACTCGTTGCGGGCTTTCGCTTGTCACAACAGGATTTAAGGCAATGTCTCCGCTGGTCAATGCAGTCCTGATGCCGTTTCTGTAGTGATAAAGCTGTGATGCACTTGGGCCGCCTTCAGCAGTTACAACCCCAAAGGATCCATGTGCTGAAACGTCATAACTGGCGTCTAAAGTTGGGCTTGTTATAGTGTCAGCACTTAATTGGTTAACTTTTGCTTTTACCGTGTAGCAAGTGCCATCTGGCAGGATTGCTTCAACAAGCCGTCCTTGCCCATCGACGGTGGCCGATGCGTATCGGTCTAAAAAGATATTTTGCTCCTTGGCCTGGTAAATAGAGCCAATCTCTAGATTTTGAGTGTTGAGCGAATCAAGATCGATGCTACCGCCAGGGGCGGTGAGTGCTTGCGTAGTGATAGACAGAGCGTTGATGTGCTCTGCCTGAGTTGTGCCTGTTAAGTTGCCAGTGAAGTCGCCAGTGTACTTAGGTGCATAAAAAGATCCATCTGGCAAGATGGCAAACGCAATAGAACCATTCGCGTCTGTTAATGCGTAATAATACTTTTCAACATATATCGGAGAGTACGACTGTAATGATTCGCCAATAAGCAGCGGATTGATTTGATTGGGCAGCACTGCCCCTGTATGCGCCGCCGCAAAGCGTGTCCCTGCCCCCAAGGTAAGACTGCCCGTGTAGCTTTGCTCTGAGGTAAAGCTGTAGCTGCCGTCAGCAGCGCGCGCGAGCACCCCGTAGACGGTGCCAAGCAAGCCCTTGATGCTGGTTCCAGCCGTCAAGTATGACGAATCAGCAACGCTAACAGTAAGCGGGCCAGTGCTCCCAGCGGGGAGCGTTGCCGGTGCTGACAGTAAAACAGATGCGGTGCCTTCGACCAGATCAAAAACACGCTGAACCTCCGCAACTACTTCAGCCCATAGGGTGCTCCCAAGTACCGTGCTGCTGATCGTGCCCCAGCCCAGCGCATAGTCCCCCGATCCGGTTTTGTACAGAACTTGCTGAGCGCTGCCACCTGGCAACATGGTGACCCGGACTACAGAGCCGTCAGTGCGCTTCAGGTAGATATGGCCGTCAGCAGCCTGAATCGCGATTGAACCTAAGTCGATCTCGGACGCTAACGGGATGTCGCCAGGTGTGATCGAATAGTCGTTAATGATGTTGGTCATTCTAGGCCCCGGTCCTGCCTGTCAGATGTCTTCATTCTAGTTATCAAATCCCTTCAAGTAGCTCAATCTCCTGCACCGTGACGAACGATGCTGATCCAGTAATGATGTCAGTCGCAGCCGCGCTAATCGCATTTGATGTAACTATGATTTTGGCGCGATAGTATAAATCTCCGGGTTCTTTCACGATGCTTGAATGCTGATCCCTAGCAGCTTCCTCAGAGATTAACCAAAATTCCGCATCGGCTTCGGCTTGTTTCTGGGTTTCGAGAAGCAGCCGCATCAAGTTACTGGTCCCTGATCGAGCGGCTTTTTTATAAATCGTCGGGGCAGGCTCGACGCCCGAAACAGAAGCATTGTCATAATCGCCGCCTGAATTAGAGCCTTCGGTAATACTGCCGTTGATCAGCGTCGTCGCATCGTTCGGTCCAGTCCAAAGAACAGCGTTTTGATAATTAGGAAGGCTGATGATAGTGCTGTTTTTTGGATCGATCGTTTCGCGTTCAACTAGAAAATCAAACGTGCCGCTTCCCTTGATAATAGATTTTACTCCGTCAAAGAACTGGTCTCCTAATCCCGTTGTGTCAATTTCAGCCGAATCAATATTTAGCACCCATTTTGTCATGTCGCATTCAATGCGCCAATCATTCACAAGGCGAAATTCAAGCGTGTCTGATGCCTCAATAGCGTCAAGACTTTCGCGGTCTGCCCTAACGTTTTGTAAAGCTGAGCTTCTGTTTCGATAGAACGCAACGCGGTTAAGCTGATCAACGCTGATATAAAGTTGATTTTTATATGGAGTGCTCCCCAGCGCCGCTGGATATGGCTCGGTGTAATCAACCATTTCCAAGTTGTTGCGCCACTCATAGGGGATGTCCGCAACATAAGCAGGAACCAACCCAACATCTGATGGTGATGCGTTTGGCCAGTTAGTTGTTGATGCAATCTCTACAAGATCGCCGTTTCTATACCCTGCTTGAGTCAGTGTGTACATTTTTTGCGCTTTATTTATTGCGCTAAAGTCCATCACCTCAGGTTGAGGGGCAGAGCGTTTAATTGCAATACGTCCAAACGTTCCTAAAACTGCCATTACGTCGAGGAGATAGACAGGTCACCAGTAAACGCAAATGCAACGTTTGTACTTGTAACGTCGCCCACGGTCACGGTTGAGCCTACATTTGTGATCAGCACATTGCCTGAAATCGTCTTGCCTGTGGTCAGCGTCAGCGTTGCGACAATACTACCTTGCGAATCAGTATTGATTTTGGCGTAAACATCATCAAGCAGACTGTTTTCATATAGCAATGTTGCGCTACCTGTTGCGCCACGTAATCCCGTCACATAGGATTTACTGGCTTCACCTAAATCTGTAGTCTCCAAAATGTCGCGTGAAATGTCGTTGTTCGCATTACGAACTACGACCGTCGAGTTAAGCCCGGTGATCGCAAAATTGCCTGTAGTGCTGGTGACTGTCATCTCGTACTCCTGTTAACTCATTCTAAGTTCTGCTGTCAGTTCAACAGTCACATTGGAACGGCCAAGGATGACGCTTTCGACTTGTGGTGACGATCCTTCACTAAAAGACCACAATAAACCAGCCCCAGTTGCACTGGCATCAAGCCAGCTCTGTAAATTTGCATCCGCTCCGGCAAATATCTGCGCCGGCAACGTCAGGCTATCGACTGAGCCTTTTGCTGCGTTGTGTGCGCTAAGGATTGCCGCTGTGTCGGTGTCGTTGACGTTGCCAAATGTCAAGCTAAGTTTTGCGCTACTTGGCCTGCTGCCCCAAAGCCTGCGGGTGATTACACCAGATTCTGACATCTGTGTTTTGGTCGGCCATGTTGGCGCAACGAAGCGGCGTTTTGTTGGTGTGATGCTGGGGAACGTCGTTGCCATAACTAGGTGATGCTCCAGTTTTCAGCGGTATCAAAGCCATCAGCGACTTCTAAAACGCCGCTGCTGTTGACAGGCATGTGCATTGCTTCAATTGTAAACAATCCATCATCCCCTGACGTAATGCGCTCAATTTGATAAACGCGGATTTCCGTGCTTACAATTTTCACTGTGAACACAATGCCCAATGGCGTTGCGGTTGTCCCGTTATTGCTGACCGTCAACGTCGCGTCAGCGGGTGGCGTTCCTTCGGTTCCATCCCATGCGACCACGTTGTGTGTTCCATCCGTCAATGCTTTCGTGCTTACTAACGCGCCTTCTGGTGTTACTGCGCCATTGTTGAACTCGTCATATTCTGTTTCGTCCATTGCGACCTTGATGTAATCACCGGGCGCAATGTTAGACATTACTGCTTCGTGTGTCGTCGAGAAATTTATGACATATTGAGGTATGCGACGCATACGGACAATAAACTTTGCCGCATCGATTGCATGTTCCCTGCTTGTGCAGAAAGAACTCATGTCAATCTGTTCAACTGGATCTGTAGCTGATCCGCCCATATCTTCGTGCTCACGAACGAGCACTTCACGCACCACGGGAAATAGTCCGGGGCTGGTTGGATCCGTAGCGGTGCGCTCTTCGCGGTAGCGAGCACTCACCTGAATGGGATCGCGGTCTTCTGGATCAAAATATTGAAGCTTGAATGACCCTGCGGCAATGTTACCTGCCGTGAATAGCGCAGCAATTGGAACAGCAGCAAAGGAAATCGCGGGGCGGAGGAAATACTTACCGTTTGATTCGCCAAATTGCAGCAGATGCGTGACGGCTAAATCCGGTACCCACTGCCTAAGGTTGACAGGATTAGAAACGCCGCCGTCGTAAAAATACTTTCGATCTTGGCACCACTGCGCTGCAGCCGTGAACTCAGTGACGTCAATCATGGAACTCTTGACGAATGATCCCGCCCCAAAGCGGTCGTTCGTCATCAAGTCATACAAAAAATCTGGGAAAAGATGCGTGGCGCCCCATCCACCTAAAAGCCTGGTGCATTCCTGACCTCCGGTGACATAGGCAGAAAACTGGCTGAATTGCTGAAACTCAGCTGATGAACGGATGTTGATGCCAACCAGCGCAAGATTGTCATACAAAGGCGCGGTGCTATTCGGCACGATTTCATTGACATAAATGATGCTGTGTTCAGGCCCAGAATCTGCACTGCTGCTGATCTCTGAGTAAACGAAAGCTTCGGCTAATTTCCCATAGTCGTCGATGTAAGTACTATTGTCTACGAGAGGCAAGCCGCTGTAATTTCGGGTAACAGTAGGGTCGTCCCCGTTCGTGTCTTCGTCGTAAACATAGTTGGAACTTAAATTAGAATCAGCGTTGCCAAAAGTAATGCCAAAGTTGTTTGTATTAAGTGCAACGCTTTCACCATTAAAAACAACATTTATCCCGCCATCGGAGATGGTAGCTCGACCCTTTTTAGGGTCAAGTACATATAACGCGCTTCCGTAGTAGCCTTGCCGCACCTCAAACCCTGAAAGAGGTTCAAACATAAATTCACGCACTTTGATGGAGCTAAATTCAAAGCGAATGTAGTTAAAAACAGATTGCTGCGTTTCACTTCTGGCCCCGTAGGCGTTGCTCAATGTCGTCCAATTACCGCCCCCAATCGTTCTATATTTAATTTTGAAAAACGAGTATCGCTGCACTGGTGCTGTAATGACACCACTTTGGTAAAAGTTGTTTACAATATCCTCCGGGGGGTTGTTTTCAAAAGTTTGGCACCATTGCGTATCTGCGTATTCATAGGTTTTTGCGTCCCTGAAATTGCAAAGATTGTTTATCCTTATTCCAAGAGTAGACTTCAGGCCAACTTCCACGGCTTGACATGCTCTGGACGTTGACACCGACCCCCGTGCGTAGCGCAGCAAGTGTCCTCCTGTCGTGCCTTTTTCCCTTACGCCTAAGTCGCCGCCTGCGTCTTCAAGTCTCGACGGAGAGAAATTTTTGATAAAACCAGACTCAACAACAGTGAAGCTAGCAACAACAGCCTGCCCCCCAGTACCGCCTAGCTCAGCTTGTGATACAAACTCCTCTTTTGGAGTGCGGTCTGTACAGACACATAAAGCCGATCCGATCTTGTATAACTCACCCTCTACCAAACGATCATCCCAAGTTTTTTGCAACGAAGCAACCGCTGAAGCTACATCTTTTGCTTCAGCATCGTCATCAGAGCTTCCGTAGGCACTAAAAACTGTGCCCCAGTCACTTCCGTTATGGAGCCTGTAACTGACGGTATCCCCAACACTAACTGAAGTCGTGGTTCCAGGGCTTGTCCCTGTAGTGGAATTTATCTGGTTGACGCCACTAAATGTTGAAAAATTGGCTCGATATTTGTCCCGTTTGTTCATTTTTGGCGCGTCTACAGGGCAATCAACAGTAACTTCACCCGTAGCACCTGGACCTGCTTGGCTGCGAACGCCTGGGCTGATTACCGGATTGACCTTGTACATCAGGTCGTTACCAATCGGTGCATAAACACCAAATGTTGTCTGAGTGCTTGGCCGGTGGGATGAGCAAAAACTTCTTTGGTCTCTTCCGTCCCAGTAGACCCTAAAAACATCTGAACTCATAGAGCTGCCATCATCATTGGCATTTGACCGACCAGCTACTCTGTCAGCCCCAGTAATTCGACCGCCATTTTTGCTGAGGTAAAGCGTTACTCGTGATGCCGCTTCAGTAGCAGCGTTGCTGTCAAAAATATAGCCCTGCAACGTACTGCTGCCGATTGCAAAGTTATTTGGGTCAACGCTGCTGATATTGCCTTCACTGAGTAAAAATACGCCGCGTATCATCTGGCCGCCGCCTAAGCTCAGGATTTGGTTCCAGATCATCGGCATGTTGATACGGATGCCGCCGTAACTTGTGCCAGATATGGTTTCTTTGCGTGCGTAAACAATAGGAATAATGCTTCCTAACGTTGCAATATCTTGCTGCGAATCAAAGCCATATCTTGGTGCAAACCGACTGTTTCGCAGAACTGTGCTGCCTTCCTCTTGGCGTTGAGTTGGCTGGCCTTGCTCACCCGGCGCCTTGGGCACAGAAGGTTTTAGCAGTAACGAAGCCGCAATCGAGCCTATGCCGATTACAAGGTTGACGATTGCTAGCGTTACTGCGGCAGCCCCACCCACAACAGCCGGTTGTGGTCCCTCCGCTGCGCGTTTCCTTGCTTCGATTTGGAAGTGCCGATACTGCGCCTCTGTAAGGCCAAGGATTTCAGCTATGTAACGATCAGATGGCAGCATTATTTAAACCTCCTGTATTCCATTTTTTTACACCGCTCTACCGGAATCCAGCGCACGCCTTTTCGCCGGTTCACATGCAAGAGCCCCCCATCTGCAACAACGCCAATACCGATATGATCTGCCGCCCGAAACATTGTCACTGCGTACTCTTCCGGCGTGCCTAAGCCTATTGTACTTTCTTGATACAGCGTAGCCAACGTTTCGTAATCACCGCGCTCTGCCATGTCCAGCCACCTCGCACTCAACGTAGGGTGTGGAACACCTGCAGCGTCTAAAACGTGCCAGGTCATGATCAGGCAATCAGCTCCTTGACCGTCATTAGGATCCGCTCGAAACTTATGGGGAAGCCCAATCCAACGATGCCACATCAGCCAATAAACAATGTGCCGCTGGTTGGTAATGCTCCAACCAATTCTGTGCTCAAAGTTCGTCGAGGTATTTGAGACTTTACTGCATCAAGAGGTGATGTCAGGCGCATTGTTATCGTTATTCTGTCCATTTCGTAAGACGCGATGCGCCATATTTCGGTTGAAATCAATGCCTCGTCTGCAAACGTCAATGGGTCGAGGCTGACTGTCTTGATTTCTAGTATGTAATGATTTCGCACCGCCTCCGCGAACAAATTCACAGAGATCGCGTCAGTACCAGCGACCAGGGCAGCGTTGGAGCGTTCTCCGCCGAGAGCCCCGCCGCCAGACGAAACCTTGAACGGCGCGAAACTATAAGTTATGCCGCTATAGGTACGTGTTTGATTAACGCTGAAATTTTGGTATGGCGTGCCGGTGTAAGCATCAGCTTGAGTTTTGAAGCGGACGTAGTTGACGAAGGCGAATGCAGACATCAGATGCCAACCCTGCTGCGTGTTCTAGGACTATTCTGGAGCGTCGTCAGCGTCATCGCTCGGCCACGCTCTGCGGCTTGTGCCATGCCCTTACGGTGCTGTTCTGCCGTGACGTACTCAACGTTATTTATGACCGTTGATTCATAGCGAATATCCAGCGGTTGCATGGTGTTGGCTGTGGCTTGCTGTTCGCGAGTGCTAGCAAGAGCTTGCTGCCTGTTCAGCTGTTCGCGGGTTTCGCTGTTAGATAGAACCATGCCGCTGGTGGATGGAACCATCAACTCCGGCCCACGTTCGCCCACGATGTAGGGCTGGTTTGCGCTGACTGGGCCGCCGTTAGCTCTAAACGCTCCAGCAAAAGGCGTACCGCCGCCAAAGTCTCCGAGGGAGTTACCTGTAATGCTTGGTGCGCCGGGATTAAACCCACCCCCTGGCAGCAAATTAACAACAGAATTCAAAATTGCCAGTGTCACCATCTTTGCAATGATCTGCGCCGCCATATCCAAGAAATAGCTGCCGACGCTCTTGAAGAAATCAGCTAATGCCTGCTTCGCGCTTGTGGCACCAGTAATTGCATTGGTGAACGACTGAGAGAATGCACTGCCAATAGCGTTTGCTGCACCAATTACCTGATTCGCTGGATTAATTAATTCTTCAAGGTCCTTCTTTAGCTCTTGAATTGCTACGTTTATCTTGCTCGGGTTTAAAATGCTGTCAATGCCAGTAGGGAAGGCTTGTTGATCAAGCGCCCCAGCTGCAAAAATTTTCCCCCCAGCATCAAGAGCTTCTCCGGTAAAGCCATAACCTTTGAGCTTTTCACCGAACCTTTTGTCTGCAAGCTCTTGCAAAGCAGCAGCACGCTCAGCATCAGCTAAATCAACATACGCCATCCTCAACTTATTCAGTTCCTCTCTGACTTCGGGCACCGTTCTGCCGATAGTATCTTCGTACTTAATCAATTGATTATTTAAACCCTCTGTAACGTCAATTGCTTTTTGAAGGCTTCGCTCGTATTTAATTTTTATCTCTTCCTCTACAGTTGCTCCAACCTTTTTAGTCGAAAGTGTCAGGTCAACATTCATGCTCTTCAGTTTCGACATTAATTTTTCTATACCTAAAATCGCGATTCCGATTCTTCTTTCAGCTGCTTCTGATGATTTGTCACCCTTGCCGTCACCGCCGCCGTCTAGGCCGCCGGTAGGAGGAGTGATTGTGTTAGGTCCGGCGAATTTAGGGGGGGAATATGATTTCAGAATATCCAAAAATTTTTGCACTCCCCGAGAGGGTGCGCCCTGCTCCTGAGGTTTGCCGTATTGCTCTCTCAGAATATTTTTTTCTAGTTGCGTTGGGCCTAGGAAAGGTATTCCGTCAAAGTTTGCTAAACCCTGAGTAATAAACATAACAGTTTTAACTATTGGCGCAAGTATCTCGCCTATTGCTCTACCTGTTCCCACTGTTATCCTGTAAACGGCTTCAGCAAAAGCAGCCGTCTCTGCTATTAGTCGCTGGAACTGTTCTTTGTTGCCATTCACATAGTCAATAGTTTCCTTAAGGCTGTCTTGAAAACCTGCACCTATGAATAGAAACAAGTTACCGTAAGATTCCTGCATCTCATCTAACGCAACCTGAAGCCTCACTCCTGCTTTTTCAGGACCACTGGCTAAAGCTTCAGCAACCTCTGCATAATCCTCGCCCTGCTGCTCGGTGAATCTGACGAATTTTGCAATTGTCACCTCTCCCTTCTTGAATTGTTCTGTTAACTCCTGAAGGCTGATCTTGTTCGCAGCAGCGAATTTTGCCACGGCTCCAGGAATACGTTCACCGATTTGCCCAGAAATTTCTTCAGCACTAGCCTTACCCTTACTCAGAACCTGAGTTGTTGCAAGGAATAAAGCCTGCAAATCTTCTTGAGATTTACCTGCGGCAACGCCAGAGACGGTAATGCCCTCGTAAATCGCTTGAGTTTGCTTGACGGTAAGGTTATTTGCTTTTGCAGCAGCAGTTACACCCGTCAAACCTTTAACTACGTCGGTAAGCCTAATTGCGTATTTCTTGCTGATCTCTCTAGCAAAGTCAAGGTTTTGGTTGTACTCAACAACATCTTCAGACACCCCACCAAGGGCACCTTTTGCCAAGTTCAATTCAGCCACATATTCCGCAACGCCGCCAGCCGCTTTCCTTAGCTGTCCCACTTGTGCTCCAAGCGCACCGCCCAGCACTGCACCTCCAACTCCGCCCACCAAGCCGCCGCCTAGGGCTCCAATCGCACCTTCAGGCCCACCAAACACACCAGCGCCTGCAACCGTGCCTGCGATCTGAGCGGCACCCCTAAGTCTTCCCCCGCGACCTCTGCCCTCCGCCTTGGCAAGCTTCTTGTCCAATTTGGCAAGCTCAACCCCCGCCTCCTTGAACTCTTTGCTCATAAGGTCTGCAGAGTCCCTTACAGCCAACAGCTCATTTTTTTGCGCACGAAGAGCATTAATTGAGTTCTTGGAATATTTAACGACAGTGCCGCTAGCCTCTTTCAATGCTCTGTCTATTTTCTCAATCTCATCTCTAGCTTCTTTAAACTCTTTACTTGTTACATCAGCAGAACGCCTAAGTGCCTCAAACGCATCTCTCTGAGCGCTTAAATTATTAATTGATTTAACGGATGCTGACTGAAGTTCCTTTACCTTTCGGACAAGCAAGCCAAAATCGTTATCAGCTCCTTTTGCTTCAGCTGAAGACTTCCGCAATGCAGTTTTAAGTTGATTAAGTCCCTGCAGGTTATCAATCTCAGCCCTGATCTTTAGGACGGTCTCGTTATTAGCCATTACTTATCCGACTTGTTTAATTCTGAGAGGGCTGCGGCTTCCATCACCTGAAGTTCCTCCAGCATCTCACGGGGATTCTCTACATCATAAAGGGACATCAGTCCTGACGCACCAAGCAAAACCTCATACTTCAAACCAACGTAACCTCCCATCGTGACGGTCCATTGCGTTTGCATACGCAAAAACATCATCAACGCTTCCCAATTTTCTTCCCACACCTCAAAATGCTCCTCTTCGGGGGCCGTCTGACGCAACGGCTTCAATCCAAACGCCGCTGCGTCATCTGCACTCTTGTCCTCTACTCTTTTGCCGCCATTTGCCCAATACTTGACGGCATCTTTTAGTTTCCCAGCTTGGCCCCCTCGAATGTCTCGGTGTAAGCCTGCAAAACACCACGAATCCAGTAAGCATCATCAGCAAACTCTTTCATCGTTGCCTGACTAAACGGAACGGGCTTGCCTTCTTCGTCCTCGATCCCCTCCCATCCAATCAATACCGACTTAAACAAATCAAAATCGCCTTTATCAGCAAGCTCCTGAAACTCAGACCTTGGCACCCGCTTAAACACCGCATCAAAAGTTGAAGTCTCAAAAACTCCGCCATCAGCAGGCTCTTCGACTTTTACAGGCCACTTAAAAGTTTTGACCTTTTTGCGAACGAAAGCCATTGAGCAAATTTAACTGCAATTAGCTTACAGCAATAAAATCCCTATGCACTATGCAGCACAAAGCCCTCTTGGAATATCCAAGAGGGCCTTGGCGGGTGCGGCCCCTGCAGGGAGTGCAAGTACAGATGGAGCCCCTAGCGTCCTAGGGCAGAGCTGTGACAGATCAAGTGTACACCAAGACGAACTCATCATTCCCTGCCGTTGATGGAATCGCGGTGTATGGGATGTTTAGCATCGCAATGCCGTCTTGATCGCCATAACTCACGTCCCCGATGTCGATCCGGGTGCTAGCAAAATCAACGATGTTCCCAGCCGTGGTGCCGTGCTGGAACGTCAAGTTGCCCAGCGTGTCATCAGTCAATGCAGCAGTAAAGTAATCCTTCGTGGCAATCGAAACCATCTCGATACTCACGCTGCCGCTTGCGCTGCGATCAGTGATTAGCACTTCCTTCGTGCAACCAATCAGCTCGCGATACACGACTGTGTTCCCGATGTCCATGCTCACTGACTGCAAACAGCCAGAGTAAGAAAGCAAGGAGAAGGTGTCTGTGTTGCCGTTCTTGAAGATCAGCGGTGTCGCCTGGTTTGCGTAAGTAACGCTAGGCAATGCTGAGTCGTCAGGAGCGTTATAGATGCCAGTGAAGGTAAAATCGATGGTTGGGATTTCACCCACGTTGGCATTCAAAGTAAACGTGCCTCTTGCTCCAGTCACCTTATGACGAACTTTATCAATGTTGTAGTGAATAGTAACTGAGCTAAAAGATGCACTTACAGGTGCATAGGTGACACTGACTCCAGCAGATACAGTCTCAGAAAGGCCGCAAGCTTGAAGCGCCTTGCCGTACTGAGGCGCGGTGCCAGCAGCACCAGATCCTGCTAGCTCAACGCTGAAAGTACATTCAACGCGAGTGTTAGCAAGCAACTGTTCAGAAGCACCCAGATAAGGACGAATCAGGTCGCGACTAACAACATCACTCTGCTGTGGGGTGATGTTCAGATCCCTCACCAAAACCGCGTCGGTTCCGGTTGGAGTTGGATCGACTCCGTAGCTCGATTCTGTTTCGATCAGAATCAGTCGTTTCCGTAGAAGGAGTGGTGCCATTTTCTTGTGGGGGGTCGGCGGGAAGTGTTCGCTGAATCAGAGTGCGTTTTCCGGTTTCTGGATCGAGAAGATACGACCCACCTTGACCGCTGTACTCGTCTTTCATCGTAATCCTTGCAACTGCTTGAACTCTAGTAAGAGGTAAGGTCTTCTACCTGTGTCCGATAAAGCACTTCGTAGTCACAAGAAAATACCCCTGCAGGCTGATCAGCATCAAAGAAATCAAAATTAGTAATTACAGGCTGAATATCAATCGCCAATCCACCCAGAGTCAAATCCGCCATCAACAGTGAGTGCATTGATTCAATTACAGGATCAGCATCCGTATAAGCGTTAGGAGATCGAATAGTAACGATTATTCTGACCCGCATTGTCCAGTCAAGCTTTGGAAGGCTTGTGTTCTGTTGGCAGGTGTCAGTTGTCGGCTCAACAATAAGCGCAGGTGATTCAGCCCTTGCTAATGCTGTAACCCTCGACCGATACACCCTCCCGCTAACGCCAGCGGTGCTGGCCAGTGTTGTGGCAATTTGAGCCAAGATTTGCTCGCGTCTAGTAGTCATCAATCACACATCACGGAACCATGATAAGACTCGCCCGCTCCAATAGAAGAAGCTGTTGCCCTGACATATAGGACAGGCTTGTTCGAGTAAGTATGGTGATCTATCCCGCTACCGGTATGTGAATGCGTCTCAAGGATGAACCAATCAGTACCGTTCAGAGACCCCTCATGAACTGTCATAATATTAGACCCAACGATCTTGTCGACAAACGTAAAATTAGTCCCGAAAAGCCTTACTGCAGGGGTCGATCCGTCACTCACTAGTGGATCCCAAAAATGAATATTTTTTGAATTTTGAGCAAACTGGCCAATTTCTGCGGTCATGGATTTTTCATCAGCATCAACTCAACAAACTTCCCGTCGTCAATCAGATTTGCGCTTCTAACCGTGTAGTTGACTCCATCAACTGACACTGCATCGCTGTGCAGCAAGCTCCCAAACTTTGATGACTCACACGTCAACTTATAGTCAGTCGTCAGCACCACTCCGTCAGCAATAATTTCGCTTGGCATGTCCAAGATCCCCAGCCCTGAAGTCGAGCCAGACGTAACAGGAACAGCGAAATCAGCGCTGCTTAAAAAAACGCTTAGGTCTTCCGTGAATGCCATAAGAAAAAGCGCCTAGTTGACTCTAGGCGCATGTCGTTGTTAAGCGTACTTCAGAGCACCGAAAGCATTGACGCTATAGGTGTGAGTTGAAGTGGATACTGTTGAAACAGCCTTGATGTAACGCTTGGCGCTTCCTTTATCAAAAACCAACGTTTGCTTGCTTGCGCTTGTGCTTACTTGCGTAAACGCAGCGTCAGTCACGTCAGAATAGGTTCCACCAGAGGTGTCAGC